TAATACTTATACCTATATTTTACTTTACAAACCAAAGGTTGTCAAATCGGACTATCAAAAGCGAAAAACTGCTTGGCTTCGTCAAGGGTGTATTTGGGGTTTAGGTTGTTTATTATTTCAGGCATTTGACTTCTTCTTTTTTTAGTTTATCTAAATCTTCTTTTGTCCATCCTTTAACTGGCCAGAATTTTTCCACTAACCACGAAACCGGATAAATCTGTCCGGGGCATTTTCCTTCCCAAATCATATCTTTCACTCTTTGTTTTGTTCGCTGACATTCTCTTCCTGATTGCGTGTAGGGGAAGCCGAAGACATCGCCTTTAGTTCTAAAACAGTGGCTATACCAGGTTTTGTGATTTATTAATACTTTTCCTCCGCTTAACCACATTTTGCATGCCAGCTCGATGCCCTGCGAACCCCATGAGCCTAAATCATCTCCACATAATTCCAACTCCCAATATTTTTCTCTAGTACACATGAAAAAGCTCCCTTGGAGCGACATTGATTGAGTTAGTCCGGTTTCTTCTAGGTCTTTTTTATACTCATCTCGTAATGTATATTCATTCCAATATTGAAAATGCGGAAGGCTGTCAAAACAGTAAACTCTTGAATTAGTACCTCGTCTCGGTTTCCATACTAATTTCTTTTTCATAGTGCTTCCACAACCTGGACAAATGGGTTTGACATCTTGATAAACTTTGAATCCACATTTGTAACATTTGAAATCATAAACGTGAAGATTCTTCATGACGGGAACAATTATTGCATTATCTCCTGCCTTCTCAAATGCTTCAAACATTTTCTTATCAAAGTCTTTATCAAAAGAAGTGTGAGCGTCTGCCTTGCACACATACTTTGCTTTTGATAATCTTGCACATAGATTAGTCATCTTTCTCTGACCGATGGTTTCTGGAGAATAAATAACGCTAACTCTTGGATGTTGAAGTAATGGGGGATTACTCCATTTACCGTCTAGCCCAACAATCACTTCGGTCTCTTCTGAAGTATTGGCTAAAATATCTTCTACTGTGTTTTTTAAAAACTCCTCTGTGTTGGCAGGAATTAAAAATGAGAGCTTGTATTGTTTCATATCACCATTGTGTTAATTGATGAAGGTATTGCCCTATCCACTCATCGTGGAGGGCTTTTAAATCCCAATACGGCACTTCTTCCAGTTTCACTTCTTTCCAATTCACAGGGGGATGTTTGAAGTCCGATAGAGATGTTTTAGGAGAGGAAAAGGTATGTCTGTGCCTGATGTCGATGTTCGGTAGCTCTGACCGCCAGACTTCAAATGTTTCATCAGAAAATCCACCTCTTCTTCGGGGTTTGGTTCCCGGTTCATAACCCATGACACGACCCCATCTGGGTTCTCTGGCCCTGTCTTTGTCCCAACCCTTTGATTCCACATAATCCAATCTATCCTGAAAGTGTTTCAACGCTGTTTTTCGATAACAGCAAAGAGCCGATAGAGAATGCAGTCCATCGTAGGTAATAGCGAAGTCTTCTTTCACAGACCATCGGTAGTTATTGATGTTGTAGTAATAGATGTAATCAGTAGGAGGAGTAAAGTCGAAATGTGATTTGTGATAAAGTAAATCGTGTTCAAGAAAGTAAACTATGTCTGTATCAAGAGCTTTCAACGCAGTCACAATCTGAAAAAGCATTGTTGGATATGACCTTTCCCGGTCTGTGATACAAATGTTTGTTCCTAGGTCAATCGGTTTGTGTAAGGACACAGAAACAATAGGATAAGGACAATTCTCTCTAAGTGTCTGACGACACTTTTCTAATATAAATTCTTTGGGTCGGTTGTCGGTGTAGAAGATACAGCCCTTCGTTTTTTCCATATTATTTTCGTATGAAGAACCAAGAAAGCATTACATCATTCTTAGTTTCTTCTTCTAATGGTTTAGACCGTCCGAGAATGTAAAAGTTTTCAATTCCGTTAGCTTCCACATATTCATCCACAGCCCGTCCCACTTCCTCATGCTTTCGGTATCTTTGGGGTAGAGAGTTTATTTGAGGGTCGGTGCAAGCATAATCATGTCCTGAAACTATTCCACCTTTCCGAACCTTCTTCGACCATTCTCTGATGTCTTCAACGACGAAACGGTAACTGTGGTCTCCGTCAATGTACACGAAATCGAGTGATTCATCTTTGAAATCTGTTACACACTGTGCTGACCTCTTCCTGATAACTTCGCAGTCGTAAGGTTTCAGTCTTTCAATGGCTCGGAGACATCTGGCATCTTGTTGAACCTGGCTTTGTCTTCCTCTGGCCTTCCAAGGGTCGATTCCATACATCTTTATTCCCTCTTTACAGAACTTTTCAGTGTACTCTCCTTCCCAAATTCCCACTTCTACGCCTATATTATAACACATTTCCTTGAAAAAAACAGGGAGTTCATCCCTGGAACAGTCTGGAATTAAAAAAGGTTTTTCCTTTTTTTCTAATGCTTCTGAAATTTTCATAAATTTAATAGTGTTTTTGCATAAAATAACTTAAATCTCTATCCTTAAAGTCGTCTTTGGTTCCTAAGACCCAAAAATTCTCAAAATCATAACTCTTCACAAAGGCATCTACCACGTCTCCAACGTGTCTCACAATCCTAACGCCTTCGGTAGAGTAATAATCGTGACCTGCGATGACCCCTCCCTTTCTAACCTTCCTGCACCACTGAGCCAAATCCATCGCTACATAACCGAATCCGTGGTTGCCGTCTATGTAGACGAAGTCTAGTGAACGGTCGGGGAAATCATCCAGAGCATCCATTGAAAGTTTCTTGACTAACTTACAGTTAGGATAATCTTTCGTCCTTCCTTTGGCGATTTCATAGACTTCATCTATTGTTCTTCCACCTTTAATGCTGACTATTTTTCGGTAAGTATTGTCTCTCGTATCCTGCCAAGGGTCAATTCCTGTGATGTCTAACCCAGCCTCGCAATAATCAACGATGTTTTCTCCCCAGGAGACTCCGATTTCAACACCTTTCTTGAAACCCAGTTCCTTGAAAAGACCCGGCAGGTCTCGGCGAGAAGCTCCCGGTATCCAGTAAGGTAAACCTTTTTTATCAATGTATGACTTTAATTCCATCTCGTATAATCGTATAAAATTTAGCTCTAAAATCTTTCCCTGAACCCCAGTATGGGATGTCATAGATTGGTTCTCTGATAGATGAAGTGTAGTTCCTCATACTCTGGGAAGTCTTGATTTGTACAACGGGTATCTCAGTTTCGTAAAACAAAATATCCTCCTTATTAAAGACATCCTCTCTTTTTGCATGGAACTTCTCTTTAGGGAAGTTTTTTTGTTCTTCCTTATAATCCCAATCTTCGTCTCCTTTAAATAATTCCTCTAATGTTTTTCGATAGAACTCTGTCCCAACAATTTGTGCATGTGTTGCTCCACCTGGTTTCTTAAAAAAATACTTTCTGTGCTGACCCATCACCATGAGGTTATCATTCCGATAGCACTTATCCAGTCTTTCTGGAACAAATTTGAAATAATCCGGTCCATAGAAAGTATCTGCCTCGCATGAAAGAGCAAAAGGTGTCTTTATGTTCTGTAAAGCTATAAGTGTTTGTTTAAAGAAATTTTTTCCAGAAACTCCTACATTGTCTCCTACGCAAATGTTTTTACCAAAAATCATCGGTCGTTGCGTCACCGATATAACATCTAGGTCTCCTTTGTTTTTTATTATGTTATCCACTACTCTTTGCTCAAATTCAGGATATTCTCGATTGCTACTACAATAAAAAATCGTAATTAAATCTTTTAGTTCCATATTTTTAATTCAGCTTGTTTACGCCTATTTATAGCTTCTGACTTGCTTTTAAAATAACCAATAAGAGTGGTTTTTCCGTCCTTCGTTATTCGAACTCTCCAAGATTTATAATTCTTATACCAATTAACACCCCTGTAACCTGAAGTGCTATCACTTCTCAAGCCAGAATTTATAATATTCTCTGAACGAGTAACCATTCTCAGATTTTTCCTTGTGTTATTTAGTTTATTTCTATCTTGGTGGTCAACTTCTTTTCCTTTCTGACGGTTTCCCATTATTAGATTATGCATCAATATTGTTTTCTTGTTTTTTCCACCCCCGATGTCTCTAACTGCATAACCCGTCGACAAGAGATACCACTTCCACTGGTTCAAAAACTCAAAATCATCATCATCAACCATCGCTCTTTTTCCTTGTGTCAATTTTATATACCTCATGGTTTTAGTATTCCCCATCCATGTTGCGAAAGTTCATGGACAGTCAAATTATTTTTAGAAGCAAATTCGTCCACAGCTTCTATGACGCCAAAGACTACCCCCGTGTGCTTGGCACGGTAGCGAGAATAATCATCCCCGGTAAAGAAACCTCCCTTCTTCAACTTCGGCCACCAGGCTTCTAGGTCAGCCTTGCAACCTTCTTCAGTGTGGTCAGCATCGATGTAGATAAGGTCAAAGTATTCATCCGGGAAGAACTTAGCCGCATCCACTGTGTACATCCTCATAATCTTAGCGAATGGTTTGTCCTTAATCGACTCCATCACCGAATTATACATGCCATTTAAACGCTCCTGTGGGTAACCACAGTCGTTTCTGGCGATGATTCCGTCGTCTATCCACATATCCACCCCTACTGCGACTTCTGGGTTGTGTTCAATCATCAGATTAAAATTAAACCCTTCAAACACGCCGATTTCGGCAATCTTTTGGATGTTGTACTTCTCCATAAAAGGCCTCCAGACTCTCCTTTTATGCTTGATTTCAACTCCTCGTAAATCTTCAACCCAGGTATCCATATTTGTTAAAATGATTAATTAACCTTTTATTGACTAGCTCCTGTCCGAACCTATTCTTCTTCAGTCTGTGCTGGTGAAAATGCAGAACTTTGATGGGTAACTCTGTTTGCTCGTAACAGTGTTTCCTGGTGAGAGGATTGAGATTAAAGTTATAGGTAATGTTCATTCGTTTAATCCGGTCGTTGATGTTTTGGAAATTTTTATCAGTCAGGTATTTGATAGCCACCTCATCCGAGTAAGCCTTGTAAGCCTCGATGTGATTGATTAAAGTCTTGTCAGGGTGTATATACATTCTCATCCTCATCCAGACAAAGATATCTTTGGCGTTTGGAGTGAGAAATGAACTCCCACCGTTCCAATTCAATCGGTATCCGTAATCCGTAAAACCTACATCTTTTCCTTCCAGGTCAGGTTCTGGAAACGGTTCCAACTGAAACGCATCGAAGTCATGATACCAGGTAGTTTCTGTGATAAGCCCTCGGTCGTAGAGTTCAATAAAAGCATTAATCTTCCCGGAGTACATATAAAACGGACAGATACAATCATCACTGACTTCGATTGATTTCACTCCATCATATTCATAGGGAAAATTACAAACTAACATCATGTCTTCTTTATTCCAACCCAATTCCAATGAATTGTCAATAACAATCCTGACGAGCTTTTCATACTCAGGATTGAACTTATGGTCGGGCGAAATGTATACGAGAAGATTTTTCATTTTTGAATTGTTTATAATCTACTACCTCATTATTAAAATCGTGAGTCTCTATTATCCACTCCACATCTTCCACTAAATGTTCTATGGGGTATCTTCTTCCCCATTTCATTAGTGGGTCTTTCAATTTAACAATAGGACAGAGTCTAAGAATAATCGTCCTTAATCCTGATTCTTCCACCATCTTCTGAGATTCTTGTTTGCTTCTTCCATAGGCCATCTTCTCAGCGGTAGAACTGAAATGAATCAGCTTGCAGTGATATTCCTTGCAGAGTTCGATAACATTTTTGGTTCCCAGAACATTAGTGAAGTGGCAGGCTTCTTCATCTTGAATCTTCTTGGCCTCTCCGGCAGCGTGGATAACAAACTCCATTCCTTCGAAATATGGTCTTATTTCTTCCTTATCTCTAATATCCTTGGTAATTGCAGTAATACTGTATCCTTTACTACTGAGATACATAAATAAGTTATGACCTATGAACCCCCGGTATCCTAGTATTAATATCTTTTTCATACATTAAATTATATAAATTCTTAGGTAATAGTGTTGCAAATTTAGCTAGAAGATTTTCCCTATAAGGATGAAAATGAGCAACTCTTATAGGTTCATCCGCCCACATCATATTTTCTTCCACTCTTCTTTTTCCTAAATTATAAGTAATATTCAATCTTTCAATCCTATCATTTATATTTTCAAAATTGCTTTTTGTTAAAATCATCATTGCTCTTTCGTCATCAATTTTTTCTTCTTCTATCACAGTTTTCCATAGTTTAAAAATGTCTAACGTAGTCGGTTCAAAGAACATACTCCCTCCGTTCCACTTAGAAGACCAACCATAATCCGTCAATCCCAGTTCTTTGTCTAACTTCAAATCTATCGGTTCTAATTGCCAGGCTTCTGTGTCGTGGAACCAGGTCAGGTCATATAAATAATTATTTTCCAATAGATAACAAATGACATTTATCTTGATAGCACAACGACTTGTTTCACTATAAAGGTCATCGGGAACTACCAGGGATTTAACGCCCATATACTCATAAGGGAAGTTCGTCGCCAGTAAAATATCTTCTACTTTCCAGTAATTTAAAGAGTTCTCAATCTGAATTTCTATATATTTAGCGTTCTCTTCGTTAAACTTATGTTCCGGACTCACGAAAATTAGCAAATTTTTCATAGTTTTCCTTCTTTAACTAATTCATCATAGTATGGTTTCCAGACTTTTATAGCGTAAGCATAACCATCATCACAATTAGCTGGGTTCTCTGCTGTGCCGTTGTTATGAGTGCGTTTAAATGAACGGTGTTTATGAGCATGCCATGTGTTTTTGTTGACCATCAGTTTCCCTCCGGCTTTCCAAGTCTTGAAGACCATTTCGTGTGAGTCCTGGATAAGAGGTCCATAACCTTCCGTTTGCAGCTCGCCAATAACATCGTCCCACCACTTACGAGGCATTACCCACATTGAGCCTTGCATAGCCTGGGATTCTTCTATTTTTAACTTGTCATTACCAGGACGTGAGACTCCAGTGAACTTTCCACCGGAAATCTTTAGTTTCATATAATCGACATAACCGTGTTCTTCCATAACTTCCCATTTTTCTGGATTTAGGAAGTATCTTCTGGCTGTCATAATCCAGTTTGGCTTGCAGTCCCTGGTAAGTTTCCTGTCATAACCTTTTCCAAACATTTGGTGTTCATCTGCTCTAAGTAAAAACTCTCCCCTCGAAACCGCCACCCCAGCATTTATAGCGTCTCTCATCCCTCGGTTTTTTCCCAAATGAAGGTATCTTACCCTAGGGTCTTGGATAATCAAATCAGCAGAAGGATAATAACCATCCCAGACTGCTATAACTTCTAATCTGTCTCCTAACTCTGATTTTTTTAGCAAGTCATCAATAGTCTTAAATAGCAACGGGTCTTTATAGCTCGGCAAAATGCAACTAAGTTTTATTTCTTGCATGTTATAAAATGATAATTATTATCAAAACTTTTTTTCTCTGTTATCTCAAAGTCTTTGAAATCTATGTCTCCTTCCTCATAAAATAACCATTCTCTTTTGTAGGGTTTATAATCCTTACCAACGAATCCAAAGATTGCGACTCCTCCAGGAACCAATATTCTGTATATTTCATTGACCATTAATTGTGGGCTACTTACAAATTCCAGCATGCCATTACAAAGGATAGTGTTAAAACAATTTGTCTCCATTCCAGAGTCGCAGATGTCTCCCAGAAAAGTAGGTTTCATTCCCTTGGCTATGTCTATGGTAGGAAATCCATAGTCCCAATAACGAGACTTTCCCACATCCAACACATTGCCGCTAGCGTTTTTTTCTACCCATTCGTTATACCAGAGTCTACTTGGCGATGGGACGAAATCCTTTCTTAACTCCTTTATTGAATGGGACATTATTTTTTGTTAAATATTCAAATATTGGTGCTTTGTAATTTCTGTTCTTTAACTCAGGCTTTAACCACAAAAACTCCTGGACCAGGTCAATGTCTAGCATAGGATAACGGACTTCTACATCATAAAGTGCAGCAATCTCCTCCAGTTCATTCAGGTATTCTCTTTGCATACCTTCTCTGAAGTTAGGCCATTCGTAAAGTTCCTCTGGATACTTTCCATTAAAGGTGGACTGTTTGGGGAAGAGGGCATAGTCTGAATAAAGTTCATCTCCACCTTGACCTGATATGCAAATCTTCTTTCCTTCCTTGGTAGCGGTGTCAAACATAAAAGCCACTCCCATAGAGGCAATGTCTTTCATCGCTGTTTCATTAATTTTTCCCTTCAAGAAGTCGTAGTATTCTTGCCAAACATATTTTGGCATTTCTGCGATAGTGTAATCCTTTATATACTCAAGTCTCTTTTTGATGATACTCTCATCTTCATTATTGAAAATTGTATAAGCTTTAAAATCCACTCCTTGTTTCACCAACTCCTTAGTAATCGCTCCAGAGTCATATCCTGAAGATAGTCCAATAAAACATCCGTCTACTGCTCGTTTTTTAATAGCGTTTTCAAAAGCCCTTAGCCAGTCGTCATAGTTGTCCATGTTCTGGTTGTTAAAATCAAACTCGTGGGCGTAGAACTCACTTAACTCCTTGTTTTCCCAAGTGTTGTTCATATAACGAAAAATAATTGTTAGCCATTTTTTTAATCGTGTAATCTTCCAATATCTGAATCCTTCCACTGATTCTTCTTAAAGCACATTTTATTGACTCTACATCTCTTTCAACGATAGTTACTCCTTCTAACTCACTGGAAATTCCCACATCTGTAGAAAGAACAGGTTTGTTCATCGCCAGAGCTTCGAGCGTTGGGTTGTTGCAACCTTCGCTGATGCTGGGAATGACGAGACAATCAATCCTTTCATAAAATTTTGGCATTTCTTCATAAGGTATTCCATCAGCCTTTGCCAGCCATAAGTCTAATTCCTTGCAAGCCTGCTCTACTAATTCTAAGCCTTTGTGTTCTGTAGTCGCTCCTACAAATCCTACTGTAAAATTACTTTTAAATAACTCCGTATCTACTCCATTTGGTATATAGACCATATTTCCCTTATTTGTCAACCTTCTTAACTTGTTTTCTAGGTCTGGATTTTGACAAACGCAACAAACTGTGTTTTGGTATATCTCTTTTAAAACTTCTTCCTTATCAAAAAACTGGTCAAGAGTGCGTTGGGAAGCGAGAGTGGTAAAAGTCTTTTCTTTGTATTTCAATATGAAATCCTTTATCTTCCCTATTCCTCCACTGAACAATATATGTATTATGTCATACTGTTCTCCGTCTGGCAAATTTTTAAAATAACAGATATCCACAGCGTGTTGAGGCCACTCACGTTTAAGAGCCTCAGCTCTGCGAGTGGTACACCAAGGAGTCCTGTCAGCATGTACAAGGAGTATTTTACTCATAAGATTGGCCCATCAATTAAATTCCAAAAATGAAATGACTTAATATAATAATCGTCCCAATAACCTTCACGTTTGTTACAGAACTTTAGTCCTAAATCAGCACAAGCCTTTTTTATGTTCTCACTCTCGTGATTCCAGGGAGCGAAGAATATTTCTATCTTCTTTACTCCTCCGGTCATGCGTTTGGAATTAGTCTTCCAGTAATTCAAAGATTTTTTTAAATCTTCGTAACATTCTTCGTAACTTAATTTGGAATAATCTTTGTGTTCCCACCCATGAAGACCTATCTTAAGAACAGGAGCAGTCGCCAGATACCAAAAAAGGGCCTGATTCTCCCAGAGGTCCTTCATTATCACGGCTACTGCGTGTTGTTTTCCTTTGAACATAAATTGCTCATGCAACTCTTTGAATTTAAAAGCATCTGTATATACAGAAATATCATCATCACGGTAGAGCTTAGGTTTTGAAATGGGCATGGTCTTCGTATCTTAAATATTTATGCTTCTTAATATTACCACCTATAAAATTAACTTTCAAATCGGGAAACTTTTTTAGAATAACCGGAAGACTTAACTGGTCTCGTTGGCTCCAACGACAAATTTCAGACCACCAGGCTTCGTTAAATCTTTCTACTAACGGAGCGTGTCTTCTGATTATAAACCCTCCCATGTACATCTTGGTATCCTCTGGAATACCTATATCTCGATAATGATTCAACTGTTCTCTCACTTCATCTATCACCCATGGAGTCCTGTTTTTAAACATACTCTCTAAATACCTTTCTTCCTTGTAAATCGTGAAGGCGTGGTTGTGCATGAAGATAGCCATATCAGCGTCTCGTAACCATCTCTTAACGTAAAATTCGGGTTCTTTTAAAAGAAAAATATTTCCATCCACCCAAATACTTACATCGCAATCAAGGAACTTGTGGGGAAGAATCTTATAAATCTTACTATTATAAACGGGAGAATGAAATTTAGAAAACTCCGAGAAAACTAAAATGTCGTCTCGGAGTTTATCTTTTTCTCCATGAATTGCAGTATATGCGGTTATTCTCATTAGAACTCCATCAAACACTTAACAGTTATTGTACCAATCGCTGTCCCAGAAGAAGGAGATACTGAAGGACTGACAGACGTAGAGACTGAAGGAGAAGCAGACTTACTGAGTGAAGGAGATATTGAAGGGGACGCTGACCTAGAAGTTGACGGACTGATTGAAGGAGATTTGGAAAGACTGACAGACGGTGAGTAAGACTTCGATACAGATGGACTAGCCGATGGAGACATCGAGCTACTAGCTGAAGGAGAAAGTGAGTTTGGCGGACTTACAGAAGGACTGATAGAAGGAGAAACTGAAGGGGAGATTGAAGGAGAAGCTGAAGGACTAGCAGACAATGAAACCGATGGACTTTTCGATGGACTGATTGACGGTGAAGTCGAAGGACTAGCAGACCTTGATACCGATGGACTAGTAGAAGGTGACACCGAAGAAGACCTTGAAGGACTAGCTGATGGAGATACTGATGGAGAAGCTGACTTGCTAACGGATGGGCTTATCGAAGGTGAAGCTGACGCACTCCTAGAAGGGCTGTAAGAGTTCACCGGACTGACGCTTCGGCTCACCGAAGGAGATAGTGAAGGTGATACTGACGAAGAAACGTCAGACACTGTTACGGCGACTTTCATCTCTTGAAATCCAAAGAAGTAATAGAGAGCCGCTATCTTTGAACCAGTGTTACCTAAGGTAATAGCGTTAGTCAGGGTTATATCAGCCGTGCTGGCTTTCTCCAGGTTGTTGACCAACATATTGTAGTCAACAAATGTGCTTCTATCTAAAGAAACCTGCGTAGCCATTGAAACACTTCTATTGGCAAGTCCGGCTCCAGTAAGAATCAAGGAAACCTTCTTGGCGTTAGAAATGTCTATGACCGCTGAAGTTGTGTCCACCGATACCCCATCAATCGCTGTTACTAAGACTGGAGGTATTCTGTAATACATATATTTACTCTGTTACATTGTTAATTAGATTTTGCAACTTTATATATTCCCGTACGACCTTACGAGTCTGAAGAATAAGTTGCGCTTCCTTATGAGGAACGTAATCATTACCAATTATAACCTTAGGCTCACCATCTACGAAAACTGTCCCAGCTTCGCCCTCTTGGACAGCACCTGGGTTGTAGTTCTTTTCTGCGATGAGTTCCTTGACCTTAATCATTACATCAGGAAGATTTTCGATGAAAAGATAATTTTCATAGTTTTCTTTAACTTTTTTTGGTCGAGCCATATAATTGGTTAATTAATTATGATTCCTTGGTCAGGACGCCAGAGTAAGATGTGACGTAAAATGAAGTCCCATCACAGTATACCTCTGCATAATTTCCGATAGTTCCGGCGATAGCCAGATACTTAGAAGCTACTCCGTCACCACCGAGATAAATCTTTTCCCCGGTCTGTGGGAGAAGTTGAACTATTTGAGCGGCTGTAACTTGAATTCTTGTCTTTTGTCCTTTCAGACTTGACGCTGCTGGCAACGTGAGAACGATAGTTCCGGAAGCACCAGTGTTGGTGTTGTTCTTCTCGAAATCATAAGTGTTCATATCAGCCGTAGCTGCGTTGGCTTTGACAGTGGTATTAGTATCTAAACTAGTGACCACTACGTCAAAATTAGTATTTCCCATTTGAGTAGGATTGCCAATCTATATGTCTTGCGACTTCCTCTCGCACTCCTGCGAGGTCTAAATGGCAATCAATTAGTTAATTAAGTGAAGTGTGCGGGACAGAAATTATTTTTGCGGATTTTATAGAATTGCATTTTCTACAAAGAGGTTGGATATTGTTCTTGTTGTTCTTTCCTCCTTTAGAGATGGGATGGATATGGTCGATGGTCAGTTTCATTTCTTCATTTTCTGTCTTACCACAATCAGCACATTTGTTTCCGTGGAGTTCTTTTATTTCCAACCAACTCTTTAGACTTATGTGATTATCATCATCCCTTTTACAACCTCTGTTTATTGCGTGATAGTTTGCGTCCTGAACCCTTTTTCTAGCTAACGCCTTGCAATATTTTTCAGAAGCAAAGTCTGGATTTTTAAGAAGAAGCATCCGTTCTCTTGTCTGTTTCCTAGAATTGGATAGTTGTTGGCATTTTTTGGAACAATAAGTCTTATAAGGATTTCTTCTAGTATTATATGGATTGAATTCTTTTTGACATTGAGGACAGATTTTGTTAGCAATTTCTGATATTTTTTTATCTTGATTTCTTCTGAATCTAATTCTCTGTTCTTCTAATACTTTTTCAGGATTATTCTTTTTCCATAGCTCTTTGTTTAGTCTTGAGAGTTTTTTAGAACACTCAGACGAGCAAGTATAATGAACAGAATTTTTAGAAAAGAATTTTTTTCCACATATCTTGCAATTGGATTCTACCTCACCACGATATTTAGATTCCCAATAAGACTTATAATAATCACGGTGTTTTATGTAGTTTCCTTTTGCACTACACTTTCTTGAACAATAAATTTGCTTTCTTCTCTCTTTTACCTTTGGAACAATCTCTATTCCGCACACTTCACATTTTCTCTTTTGCATATACTTATAGGGTTATTTATTACCTTATAAGTATAACGCTCTATTGGGGACTTGTCAACCTATGCTTTACAGGGCATAAGATGAGTTATCGCCTTTTGACCCCCAGCACGCGCGCCAGTTCTTATTACCAACCTGCCATCTCGCAGAGATGTCATAGATAGTATTCTTGTTCTTGTTGTCCATGTAGACAGAAGTCTGAATACCTCTTCGTTGATAAAAGATGAACGGCGAATAAAGGGAATCAATCAGGAACCAAGCTGTGTCAGAACCACCATTTTGAGAGTTAATCCACTTAGTGGAGATAACAGTGACATTCCCATCGAAGATGTTAAGGTCATTGTTAGCTGTTCCACTTCTTTTAGTAGACTTGGTGATAACGACAGCTGTTTCTTCCAGAGAATCAGGAACCAACAAAATCAAGCGACCAGAACCGATAGCCATCGGAAGTCCTCGGTCATCGAGTTGTCTTCGGAGAGCTTGTTTCCCGGTGCTAAGATTTGTCGGAGTCAAAGGAATACCTGACGCAGAGGCATTGCTTATTCCAGTTCCACCATCTTTACGAGGGTGAAGAATGGAACAAAGGGGAACACCATCTGAGTAAAAAGTCAGGTCGGAAGGCAGAGAAGCCTGAGCTGTGAAAGCATAGTTGAAGATAGAGAACGCTGAACGGTCAAATTCCATATTCATTGACACGTTCAGGTCATAAGCCTCATCAAACTTGCTTTGCAGGTCATTCTCTCTGTCATCTTTTTCTTCCTCAGTTATTTCGATAGAGTTCGTCTTCTTGATGAATCGGAACACAGTCAGATAACCAGGGATTCGACTGTCAGTAGCATAGTCCTGACCCTCAGTCGTGAGTGTCGGGTATCCTACACCAGTCTTGCTTGTGTATCTTTCTTCCGCTTTATCGGAAGTTTTTTCTTTGAAGAGACGAGTAGCTTTGTTGGTTTCCACTCCCAAAGCTGAATTTATTCCTAGAGAATAAGACATTGAAGCCTGATTCTCTACTTCAGCAAATTTGGCAGCTAATCCCTTAATCCACCCATCACCCCATGTTGCTCGTGTTTCCATAAAATTAGTTTAGGTTAATTAGGGTTAGGCTGTTTCTGCGTTAAATTCGTGCAGAGCGATACTAACAAGGATATTCCCAGAGTCATCAGGGTCAACCCCATGACCGTAGAAATTAGCCTCTGTTCCTTCAGTCCGGGTAGCGGTCGTTTCGAGAACCTGTCCGAATGACGAACCAGCTGAATCGATGTCGATTCGTATTCCACGAAGGTCAGAATCATTGGTTGTTCCAACTGTTCCATTACAGTCAGCCGAATAGATAGAATCTTTCGAAACATCAACCATTGCGTAATAAGTTGTATTAGCCGCTCCGGTTGTCTTTGAACGGGTGTCAGTTCCAGAAGCAGTTCCAGCTACCGGGTTGGTAGACTTAAATGGAAGCCCCTGTGCATCGCAGATAGAAGCAATGACTCCCAAAACAGGTTTCCCGGCTTCACCTCTAAGGGCAACTCCGGTTGACATTGTTTCTACAACATCTCCGACTGCGAAAGCCAAACTAGAACCGAGAAGAATCTTCTCCAGTTTTCGTCCCACTCCGCCAATCGTTCTTTTATACTTTAAAGCCATAGTAGTAATTTAGTTAATTATGTCAGAATCCGCATAGAACCAGATTTAATTTTAGCCTTATACGCCTTCATTCCCTCATCAGAAATGTTAAATTCCTTCTGGTATTTGCGGTCTTCTGCCGTGAACTCATCCTTTATAGTGCCTTTAGAAGCACCATCGCCGGAAACGGCGTCCCCAGCCATCTCTTTTTTCTTCTCCTCTACTTCGGCATTTCCGGGGTCTCCAGCGTCTATTCTGTGTGCCATTTCGAGTTGTTCATAATAACTGAACTTTGAATCTGGTTTTATAGCTTCATCCATCACATCGAGAAGTCTCTGCCATCTTTCGGCACTACTCTCGTATTCAGGATGAAGATTAAAGAAAGCTGTCCTATCTTTTCTTCTGTTGTCCTGTTCCCGTTTGTTCATTTGTTCGAGAACTGGTTTCAGTTTCTCGTCAATCAAAACAGCTGGGTCAGGTTTCTTTTCCTCCTCGAAAATATCTTCTTCCTTTTTCTCTTCCTCTTCAGGGGGAGTTTCTTTTTCAGCAAGTTTCTTTTCGAGTTCTCTTTTTTCGGCTTCGAGTTCACGTTGCTTTCGCAATGTTTGGTTGAACTTGTTAGCCGGGACAACTTCTTCTACCTTTTCAAAGTCCTCTTTTGAAGGTTCCTCTATCTTTTCTTCAGGAACTTCTTTTTTTTCCTCTTCCATAATTTTGTAGCTTTAACCTGTTTTTTTTACTCCAGAGTGTCATCTCTGGGATAAGTTACTAATTATATTATTATGAACTAATATTCTGTGTGTACTTTGCCACTTTTTTTAGGTTTTGTCAAATTGTTCTTCGATTCCCTGTAACCTGGTCGTTTTTCCAATATCTGTTCTCGGAGAGAAACGAAGGCTAAAACAGTCCCACGAAACCTTTCATCCTTAGTATATAGGAATTGGTTTCTGTAGGTACTTGCACATTGTTCTAAAAAATCTGGCAATCTCTCAAACCCTTCTTCTGTAGCTATCCTCGTCAATAATGAATCTACTTCATCAGAAGAAAGTGGTTTATGATACATCTGCCCCAACATTCTTAACAATATTTTTATTATTAATCCTCTAATCATATTATATTTAGATTAGCAAATTTACCGTGATATTTTTTTGCGACATCGTTATACGTTTTTACTGCGTCAATAATATTTTTAAAATAACCACAAAATTTGTATTTATTATTCGTTTTAATTCTTACCGACCATTTATTTCTTCTCTTATCCAGTGAAACTCCTTTGTAACCAGAAGTGTTATTTTTTTGTTTTACCTTATTTCTTGCATTATTTCTATAAGAACATATTCTCAAATTACATTTTCTATTATCCAATTCGTTACCATTAATGTGGTCAACAACAAATCCTTTTTTTGGTTTACCCATTATCTCCCAGTGCATTCTATACAAAACTACAGTTCCGTTATCTTTTCTTCCTATATTTCTAACGGCACATCCTGTTTTTTCCCTCTGCCTACTAAATGTCCACTTAAAGATGTTTAACCGCTCAAAATCTTCATCATCCACAATGGCAACCATATTTTGACTTAATAATATTTCTTTCATAAACTATTTAATCATATTAGGATTAGGAACTCCAGTATCATTAGGAGGAGGAATAGACTGACTATTTTGAAAATCCATTGCCTTTTTATCTGGCTTCACATAATACTTGTCTGGATTAAAACCTAAACTTTCCAAATAATTTATCGTACAATTGTCGGCCGACAGTGTGGGGTTTGCCTTGGACTCGTCCAGCAGAGCTTTCGCTAACTCTACCCTAGTAGAACGGTTCATTGCAACCTCAAAGTCTTCCACCAACCTAACTTGCCAGGTGCAACCTTTTAATTCTGGGCTTAAACTAATCCACATTGGCTCTTTTCCCGGATTGACTACTGGAATCTGTCGAAAGACGGGTTTTTTAACCTTTTTACCGGAAGAATCTTCCACATCACGTCCGTATTTATCCTTGAGAACCGAATACTGGATAGGTTTAGTGTAGAACTGTTGAATTATAGGTATTCGGAGTCTTGCCCGGTCAAATAAGAGCTTGTAAATATGTACCATAAACGTCCCGGAGATACGTTTGGAATTTTCGTCAAGAATAACAGTCTCACGAGCGGTCTTTCGTCCAGAATGAACTCCCTGAGCGGTGGCGTCTATTGAAGAATTCTCATTGGAGTTGGTTTTTAAGAGTTGCAGAAGCTGAAACGCTGACTGAGTAGACCCGGACATATCCATTTCTTTCATCTGGGCGATATCTCCGGTCATTTTAATCGTCTTTCCTGGGTACAACTGGTAAGAATCAATCTCAATTCCCATCCCTAAAAGGATAGGTTTGTTGATGGCCAGGACTTCCTGGTCAATCATCAATCTTAGAAGTGCGTTGCGAGTATCTTGTTCTCCAGATAGGAGGTCAGGGAAAGATTTCCCATAAAAACAATCCTCATCGGCGATTTCAAAGACAGTCTTGGCGAAAGGTAATCGGTGGTGGTCGAAAGGAATCGGTCCTATCTCATCTCCGTCTTGAGGGTTCAGCCACACTCCATTGGCGAGAATAACGAACTCATCGAAATCTTCGTTGTAGTAACGAATCACTTCGACCATTTCATTTTTCTTGTCAGTGAGACTCTTGTAAAGGGACCCGTCAAAGTCACTACCCCACACACCAGCGTTGACGTACTCGGCTCCCGGATACTTTCCAAACTTATTCATGAAAGACTTCTTGGTGTAAAGTTTCAATACGGCACAGTCGTGTTCTATTTCAGATGAATTCTCGTTAGGATAGAAATCTAATAGGGGAACGATGTTAGAAACAACTTGTCCGGCTCCTCCGACCGTGATTTCTTTCTCAGAGAACTTAACCTGCCCAGTTTGTTGGTTGACACTCGTTATGTTTTTAATCTTTTGCTTCCGTTCTTCATAGACTTCTTCAACTACTACTGTTCCCTTACAAGCACAAGAGAGAGCTTGGAGGTAAAGTTTGTACGCTCCGTTCTCCCGCTTCCAGGTATCCTCGTAAACCCGGAACATATCTTGAGCGTAGTCGTGGTCTTTTTCTGTCTCTCCGATTAATGTGATGAAGGGTCTAGCTCCGGTAATCATCGCAACGATAGTCTTCACCTTTCCACGAGTCTCGTGGTCCCAGATTAAAGACTGCCAGTCTTCCTTGGAGTTCTTAATCGCATCAGAAACGATTCCGTTATAAGAATCCATTGAATCATTGACGTATTCCGTAATAGTCTTGTTGTTGAACTCCCTGCGAACTTTGTTCCTTTCCTCTTTCATCGCCGTGAAACGCTCAAAGACACGGTTAATTACCGCTATCTGTTTATCGGAAGGAAGATAGTTCGTAGCCGATTTTAATAGTTCCTCTTTTATCAGCTCCATGCCAATATTATACAACAAAAAAGAAAAGCAAGCAACTTAGTACGCAACAGAAGCTCCTGATTTTCTGATATTTAAAAACTTCTGGTAAGACCTGTCCACTATTTTTGAGACCGGGATTATGATTTCGATGATGTTTGAAATGCAATCTACGATGTCATCGTGAGCCGCCATGGGAAAACGTAGGAGTTCCTGTTCGAGGACTGGAGTGTTCTTGTCATCGGAGTTGTGAAAGACATTTGCGATGGCGTACTTAGGTTGCAACTTTTTAATCTTAGTGACCTTATCAATCGTTGGTTTAATTTCTACAATCTGCATCGTTCTGACTGAAGAGTTCTGTCTCATCTTTTCTTCGTTAATAAAATACTTGAGGGCTTTCTGGTAAGCAGTGGTTTCAATTCCGACGAACGCAGGTTGCCATCTTTCGTAGTGAGAAAAGATTCCTCGTATAGTTTCCATTGGGTCGAGACGGTCCCTCGTTATTTCTAAAATAAAGATTCTATTCATCGTGTCCACGAGAACTGAGACGATGGCGGTGAAGTCAGCGGTGGTCTTTTTAGAAATCGCCGGGTCAACTAATGTGTAGATACGAAAACCTTTCTTCTTGATTTCTTCTAGTTGCAAAAAATTAAAGTATCGAAACATCTCTCTACGAAAAATCTGGTCTTCTTCGGAGATAGGTTCGTTAAAATATTCCTGATAAAATCCAGCGTCACCTTTATCGGAGACACGCATCTCTTCTCTCTTCTGTTCCAGCTTCTCAACAGTCCAGTTAGTCGGCCAGAGAAGAATCCGGTCCTTGTCCCAGGCTCGGTAAATCTTTCCGTTGTGGTTCCTAATAAGAGTGTTAAGAAGAGAATCATCGTGAAGAATCGTCCCGAACATCTTAATGACCCCGGTGTCGTTATCCACCGCCGGGATGATTCCTTTGATGTAGTTGTTGAGATACTTAGACCGTTGTTCCACGTTATCAATGTGTTCGTCAGACTCTACGTCATCTAAGAGGACTCTGGTAGGTCTACTGTGACGAGATTTCAAACCTCTAATCGGAGTGTCGTAACCTTTAGACCTAAGCCGGACACCATTCACAAAGAAGTCTCCTGAGGAATCTCGGATGTTATCTTGGTCTTTCCCTTTCACGTTCACCTTGGTCAGGTCTCCATAAACTCTTAAAATCTCATCGTTCATCTTGAACTCCTCCCTCACCGCCTCCAGAACTTCCGCACTCTCAGTAAAGGTCTTTTCAATAAGGACGATGAACTCATCTAATCCATTAACACAAGAATAGGCGATACAAAGCTGATTGATGGTGGTTTTTCCGAAACCTCTGGGGCAAGCGGTGTAATCGTTGCCTTTCCTAAAGAATAGACGGACTAACTGGTAGTGAAACTCCGGGGTAGGTTTGTTGAAGTACTTCGGCAGGAAGTAATGACCCCACATCACGCACTTCACCGTCAACTCATCCAGGTTGTCCTTAGGTTTGAAAAAAGCCCGAATATCTTCGGGATTAGCACCCTTCTTAATAATCTCTGAAAACTCGGCCTTTAGTTTTTGGATGAGAAGATTCATTTAATTAAACGGCCACCTCCGGTCGATTTTACGATTAAAGAGAACTGATAAGATGTAAGAAAATAATTTAGTAATCATACCAACTTCTGGTAAAGAGTCCCCAAATAAAACCAGCGAGGAAGCTACCAAGGATGCAAATAAAGAAAAACATTACTTTATCTCACTGAAGTTAGCTATTCTCTTTTGCGCTACATCTCTTTCTTCATCTGATAACGCTCCGGGAGTCGTTGTGGCTGACAACTCTAATCGGTCCACCCAACCCCTGTTCTTTAGCCAGAAAATCTGGAAGGCAGGGTTCTGCTTCCTCTGGGCGGTGTACTCCATGTACATCTCTACGAAATAGACGCACTTCTGAAGAAAGGCCATATTGGGGTCTTTTTCAGGGTTGTTACATTTATTCTGGAATTCAGTCTTATTCATTCCAAGGTAAATCCCTATCCCTGATATAGTAATCGCCATTCCCCCGGTAATACAGAATCTGAAATACTGCATGATGATAGTAGCCATTTCAATAGGCTTTCTCATGCTATTAGTAAGACCAGGAGCGTTATGGTCGATATTAGAAAGAACTGATGACTCAAAAGCGTCCAGGGTTTGCAATAAATATTCCTTGTCCCTCTCCTCAAGTTTTGTTAGTCCCCCAGGAGAATTTTTAGCTCTCCCTGACTTCTTTAACATATAATCCTTATTTCTCTGAGCTACTTCATTCATATTTTTATATTTTAGGAAATTGTAGATGATGTGGACAAAACATAAAATCAGACCCAAATTGTTTCCTTATCGAATTACAGGTCGAACAGTCATTGGTCTCCTTATACCTCTCGATAAAAAAAACTGGCATGCTCTTCCAGATAATCCCTCCTCCACTCATCCTTGGGAACGACATTAATCTTAACTTTATCCGTAACAGAAGACACCGGATTATCCGTAACAGATTTATCCGTAACAGAAACTTTGTTACGGTTAAACGTAACACGACAACTAGCAGAACAGAACTTAGCATCAGTTCTCTTTGATTCAAATTCTTTTTGGCAAGTATAGCACTTCATAGTCCTACTATAACATTTGATACATTATTGTCAAGGCCTTTTTTGTTTTTTATGCGTGGGAAAGGGGTCTTTTTACATTTTTATGGGGGGAGGGGGTTTTAATAAAACTATAGGATTGAGGGGGTGGACCCTAAATTTTTAAGAGAAGAGGGGGTGGGAGGGTGATGGTACACCCCCTTGCCCTATGTGCCTATGATTATCAAATAACGCTTAAACAAAGCAAAGCAAGCACAATAAACTAACTAGCTATGCTTAATAACATACTATATATGGTATATGTATGTATGTATGCGTATGTACTGTATATGTTATGGCTTATATAAAGCACATAATGTATGTGTAAGTGTCGCATAATACATATTGTGCGACACTGTATATTTGGCTCTGTATTGCATTTTAAGTGTTGTATGCCTTATTTGGACATCTATGTATGCCTAACTGTTTTACGCCTCTTGTAGGCTATTTTATTGCGTCAAAATGGCTTGATATTTTTAACTGTCAAGGTTTTTTGCTGTTTTGATTCATTTCGTTAATAATCCAATCTAATATATTTGATACATTTCGTCATTATTTTCTTAATATCTCTATAATTTTATTCTGTTATATAAAAGACTAATAAAATTTGATAATTAATAATATATTTATTCTCTATATAATAATAACCATATAATCCTATAAATACTTTATTACTGGCGGGATTTTTGTAATCAAAAAGGCTAGCGATTTTATTCGCCAGCCTCTATTAAAAACTATCCTATTTTGTATAAGCGTTATTTGAATAATGAGCCAAAAGCTGTTCGTCAGTCATTCCTTGTGCTCTATGGTCTATAATCCAATTAGTCACAATCTTTTCTACACTTGCATTATCCTTGTAACAAGTGGGCGGATTATATCCATATTGATTAGATAATCCCTTAGCCTTGCAAGTTACATCTAAACCAGTTTTGGCTGTTCCGGAGTTTGTTTCGTGTTCATGGATTATATCCAATAAGTCATTAACTGTTCTTTTATCTGTTTTGACTTCTTTTTTAGCCTCTTGTGGCTTAATTTCTTTGGCTTCGGCTGGTTTTGCTATGTTGATTATAACTGTTTTTGGGCTAAAATAGTCATATATTCCCCATTTGATGCCATAGTGTAGGCATCCAACCATCACCGCTTCTGTTACAACCACCGCAAAAGCCAATTTCAGGGCTTCTTTTCGGGCATCTATGTAGAAAAGCCTACATTTTAGCTCGATTGCCCGTAATTTTGTTTTCATTTTGTTTTTTTTAGTTAGTTATATCACCCGTAGGTTTACACCCTAACCATATGTCCAGTATAGCAAATTTTAGGCCGTTTGTCAAATAAAAAAGCAAGCTGTTTTAGCTTGCTAGTTTGTCTTATTTATTCCGCTTCTTTTATCCATTTCTTTATTATGTCAATATCATTTCCGCCGATTATATGATTGACGACACAATCAATCCAGATACATCTTGCTTTTCTTTTCTCTTCAACTTCTTCAATTATTCTCTTCAATGCTCCGAAAGTTTCGTTATTCATATATATAATTGATTATAATATTGGCGATAATATTTCCACTATTCTGGCTGTTATTTTGGGAATAATAACGCTGTTTATTTCTTTGGCTAATGCTTCGTCTTTTGGTATCATTCCACCTGTTCCAGAAATATGGCAATTTCCACTATTCCAGTATTGCGCCGATTCTCTCAAAAAATAAAACTCTGTCATCAATTCCCTTAGTTCCCATCCTTCTTTTTCGCTAAAAGTTTTTACAGTTAAAAAATCCCCTGTAAAAATATTTTTATCGCTTTCCGTTCCCTTATATTCTCCGTCTGCATGGCTATGGCTTGAAATATCAAGCGCCTTGCTTGGCTGTCTGTTTTGTTTGTATGTTTCAACATACCCAAAACCCCAATACCAGCCACAATCCCATTTTGGCGATTCTAGCCAATATTTTACGCTGTCGGCGTCCTTGCCCAATAGATAAACATCTTTATTAAATGCGTGGTCTTTAGTTTTTTTTAGTTCCTTTTGCATTTTATTTATTTAATTATTTAATATCATCCGCCCGAGCGTCCTCGCCTTGCTCAATCCTTGCTTTTTGGCTTCCTTTTCTAGTTTTTCCATTGCTTCCACTTTCAGCAAAACATTGAAACGGCGGTATTGACTGGCGGATAACTGTTTTAGTTTTTGCCGTAGTTCGGCTATTTCTTGTGTTTTATCCATATAATTATATAATATATTTTGTTAAATCTTCATTTTTCCATTCCTCTGGCAAGTCTTCCCTTATATCCTCAATGCCATAAAATCCACTCCGACTGTCCACTTCTTCGCCATTTTCATCATACAAATTAAATCCGTATATTTCCCCGCTTATCCAGTCATTATATAGGGATAATTCGGCTTTTATTACTTTTTCAAAATCTTTCTTTTTTACCCCGCTATCCTTTTGCGTTTTATCAGTGATGATATAAAAGCCATTATTTGAATAATCAAAACCGCTAATATTCCCCAATTTATAAACTACCCCGCTATGCTCATATTTTGTAATTGGATAAATTGCCAATACCTTACCCTCGCTCAATTCATCCTCTACTGCCTTTTTTATCATCTTGATATGACCGGCTTGGTTTTCTGCCTCGTCCCCTGTTTCCCTGATTATCCTTTCCAAATATTCGTGCTTGTCGGGGCTATACGCCTTACTATCAACAGTGATAAAATATCCCGAATTGCCGTCCCATTCTCTCGGGCTTTCTGCGTCATTATCGTGGTATATTTCCAGTCTGTTTTTTTCTACTATTGTTTTATATGTTTTCATTATTATTTGCTAATTTTTAAATACTCCTCCAGTCTCTCGATATTAAGCACCTCGCATAATATCATTAACTTTTTAAGCTCCTCTAACATTTGTTGTTTTGTCATTTTTTTGATTTAGTTTATTATTTTTTCATTCTCTCCTTTTTCGTGGCTCTCAAATAAACAGAATACCACTTGTCGGGAATATTATAATAATCCGCCGCGTTTTGGGCTATTTCTTCAGTTATATCTTCAATCCGGTAATTTAATCGAAGATATATTATAGCCTCCCGCCTCCTTTGTTTTTCCGTCATATTTCCCACCGCCTTTCTAGTTTATTTTTTAATTTATTTTGTGAACCGCTTGCAAGTTTTCACTATGTAGCAGTTCGGGCAAGGGATAGAGAATATACGCAAATTATATTTATCGTTTTTTCTATCCCTTGCCTATCGTTACCAGTAGTCTAGCACACTGTATTACAACTGTCAACAGTATAATATTTCAATGTTATATTTTGGCTGTGTTAAGCCAGTATTGCACACTAAAAAAATGGCACAATTATTTTTGACACATTGAAAAATGTATTTTTTTGGTATATGTTTGTAATATAATTGTAACAAAAAAAACTGATAAAAAATATCAGTTCTAAAATTATGAAATTATATAACAACACAACTTTATATTTTGTCAAATTATATTTTTTCGGATATTTTGCCAATAAACCCCAGAAGCGAACAAAATAACGGGATGCAGATTATTTTTTCAATAGATACGGACAGCGGTCTGGAAGGAAATTTCAGCCCATATAACCACTCATTGAACGCTCATTCTCTTTTATCCTGATAAATTTATTTGACGCCCTAATTATTTGCACAGTCGCTTTCTCAAGTGCCTGGGCTTTTTTTAAGTCCCGGTATTCATCACTCCTCCGGGCAATCATTTCAATCTTGTTGGTAGGTTTCTCAAAATCCTTATCCAATTCAGCACCCAATAACTGTTGATAAGCATTTTCTTTGTCTGCAATATGAGCTGTAAGATTGGCGTATAAGCAACTCAACTCTATTATTTTCTCTGATAAAGTAACCGGGTCATAGTTATTTTTGCTGGCCTCGATTTCGTTGATTAGCCCCCATATAAGAGAACTAATTGTCTTTTTTTCATTCATACTTTTATTCTCATTATTTTTTTACACCATTTACACTCGTGGGTATAGTATTT